GACCCCGAGAGCAATACCTCGTATTATGTGTTTATGAGCAGAGACACCATCCGTAAAATGCTGATGAAGTTAAGTAAGCTCAAACCAAAAAATCTAATTAACATAGAACACACCGATAAGGTATTTCCTGGCAACGAGGTATATTCTTATGAGAACTGGTTAGTTGGGGATGACCCCATGATGGACAAGAGCTATGAAATATTCGGTAGGGACTTCCCATCGGGCACTTGGATTACCACCATCCACTTTGCTAACAACGAGCACTTTGAAAACTTTGTCTTATCCAACGAAACCGCAGGGATTTCGCTTCAGGGTTTATTTGAGGAAGTGCCTTTTAACTTTATGAATTTTGCGGAGGTTGGCCCAAGAGGGGGTATTAAAGAAAGTGAGAAAGCTCCAAAGAGCGACACCCCTAATACATCGCCTGAAGGAGAAAATACCGCAGGTGGGGATGCGTCTGGTAAAAGAGGGGCAAAGGTAAGTGCTGAACAAGAGAAGACACTACAGAAAAAAGTAGATGACTTCAACGAAAAAGAGTCAAACACCAAAAACGGCAACGCTACTTTAGGTGCTCTTAAAAGTGTTTTTCAAAGAGGATTAGGTGCTTATAACACATCCCACAGCCCGGCGGTAAAGTCAGCCGAGCAATGGGCATATGCACGGGTTAATGCGTTTTTATACTTACTTAAAAACGGGAGACCAGAAAACAAAAAATATATTACTGACTACGACTTACTACCTAACAAGCATCCAAAAAATATGGAGGCAAGTGCTATGGACTACCCAAGTGAATTAGATGTGTTTGGATACCAAACAGAATACTTTTTTATCTGTCCAAGAGCTGTAGAATTGTTTGAGCACCTAATGGAGATGAACCCCCCCGAGGATGAGCAAGGAATGATAAGGTCGTTAGCACTTCAAGCTGACGCTATATTCCAAATAGAGCACGAAGCATTAAGTAGGGGTAAAGCAACGAGTCAGGATTTGCAGCAAGCAATCCTGCTCGTTGATGACTTTACAGATTTGTTGGGGGAGATAGACCAGCTCCTTGGTATGGAACACGACCCCTCTTTTATGTTAGACCATATAGAGGTTATTGCTGGCCTTACAGAAGATTTTGCTGACTACCCTTGGGAAGAATGTATTTCAGATATGACGGAGCGATACGGGGCAAATTCTGCACCGAAAATTTGTGGTAAAATTAAGGCAGAGAATATGAAAAAAACTGAAATGTCCAAGGAGGACTATGACGCGGCTATAAGGGTATTTTTACTTGAGGAGCTAATAAATAAATTAGATAGGTAATTTACATTTATGTTATCTATTTATGATAAATAAACTTTACTAAAAGAACTATGAAAAATATTGAGTTATTGAAAAAAGTTGCTGACCTTGTCGGATTCCAATTTTCAAAACACGCATTCGCAGAAGCAGCCCTTGAGGGTGGAGTGGTAATTACCAACTCTACTGAAGGCGACTTTTTAGTCGGTGATAGTATCTCCATCAAAAATGATGACGGAACCTTTACAATTGTGGGCGCTGGCGTTCATAATTTAGGTGATGGCCGTGTATTCACAACCGATGCCGAGGGAATGCTGACTGAAATTAAAGAAGCTGTTGAGGCAGCAAAACCCGTAATGATGGAAGAAATTGCCGTTGAGGTTGAAGATAGCGTCGCTGATGTTATGAGCCCCGATGTTGTTGAGGCCGTTATTGAGGCGCTTACCCCCATCGTGGATGAACTTAAGGTTATTGCAGAGGAGATGAAGTCGTTGAAAAAAGATTACAACGAGTTTAAGAAAACTGCAACTCACGAACCTATTAAACAAGATAAAATGGCTACCCAAAACTTTAGCGACTACCGCTACGAGATTTTGAAAGCTATGAAACAAAACCATTAAAAAAACCTAAAAAAACTTAAATTATGAAAAATTTCAAAAACTTTGACTTTTCTTTTGATACTACGGCTATGTCGGATTATCTTAATGCAAATGCGGATTTGTTCTTGCACAAAATTGTTATGGACACAACCGAGGCATCTTACTACCGCGTTTTGCCCAACATTAAATTTGGTGAATTAATCCCTATCTTTGATACTGGGAGCATCGATACCATCGCTTTCCCAGGCACGTCATGTGCGTTCACTGGTGGCACCGTAGTGCTTGAAGAAGTTGAGCTAAAGGTGTGCCAGTATAACATCCAAAAAGATTATTGCTACGATGAACTGAACCGCACAATCCTTTCAATCCGCTTAGCACCAGGCAGTTATGTTGAGAGCAACATCCCGATGGAGGAAGCTTTTATGAACGACATCTCCCGCAAGGCTAATGTCTATATGTCTCGTAAATTTTGGGGCGCAAAAAGTGCTGTTGATGGATGTTCAGGTCTTATTGAGCAGCTTACCGGCGCTACTTTGTCAGGTTCTGTTGTAAATACAACTTATACAGCCATGACCGCCGCAAATGCCACCACCGTGGTTGATGGCTATATTACCGAACTACCTGACCCACTTAAGCCAGTTACCACAATTCTGGCTCTAAACCACTCTGACTTCCAAGCACTTCAATTGTCGCTACGAAACCAAAACTTATTCCACTTCAATCCTGAAACTTATGTCGCAGGTGAGATGGCTATTCGCATTCCATTCACAAATGTTATCGCAATTTCAACAGAGCTCGGCAACGTTGCTAATGGCGTAAATAAGGCAGTTCTAACGAATCCGGAGAATTTTATGTATGGAACCGACCTTTTATCGGATTTCCAAAACCCCATCGCGTGGTATTCACAAGATTTCCAACAGCAGCGTATTAAGCTTGCTGCAAAATTGGGAGCTGCAGTAGCTTTTGCGTCTCAAGTTGTTCTCGCTAAATAAACTAAATTAAATAAAAAATTTAAGACATGGCAAATAACTGCGTAATTACCAATGGGCTACAGCTTAGCTCCTGTGTAAATAATATACCCGGAATTGAGGCTCTTTGGGCGCTCACTACCACCGGAACAACATCAGTATTAACTGGAATTACATTCTCTCCTGACGGCGAGGTAACTGGCATAACGGCTAACGCTGGATGCGAGTTCAAGAAAATTGATGTTGTTAGAAACTCAAGCGCGGCTCTCAACGAGAGCGTCAGCGTGAATTTGGAGAGTTTAGGTTTTGATTATCAAACCCAACTTATCTTCACCATCCCTGGTGTTTATCAAGATGGAACAAATCTTTACCAACAAATTGTCCAAAATACGGAATCCTACTTTATCGTAAAGCTAAAGACCGATAAATACTTCCTCGCATCTCCGCTTGGAATGTATATTGAGAGCGCTACCGTGGCATCAGGTAGCCTTCCGGGAGATTCACAATTATACACCTTGACTTTGACCTCGTCAAATGTTATAAGCGTACCCCAGATTGACATAACCACGACCTTAACAGCGTGGCTTGCTGCAAACTCAAACATCACTATTGACCGCGAGTAAAAAGTATTTAACTTTATAAGGGGGCTAGATGCCCCCTTTTTTTTTATGTTAAAGGTAAGTAAAAATTGTAAGGTGCGCAAGGAAAATCTTTATGTTAATATTACGGACTATGAACTGACAACCTTGGAGTTAGATTTGCAAAAATCTATTGTGAGCATTTGGGTAGAATTCACCAGGAATGGAGTATTTATAGTGAAGCGTAAATATGACTTTGGGCAACAAGGCGATATTGATGTTAATGGGCTTATAAAGGAGCTGCACGATAGAATAGAAAATGGCATATAATCCTGGTTTTAAAAGTTTGGAGCGAACATATTTTCAAGGAGAATATGTTTATGAATATGGTGGTTGGGTTCCAATTTACCCTGTTTTTCAAACAACTATGAATTCAACGCCAACGCCAACTCCCACACCAACGAGAACTCCTACGGCTACTCATACGCCAACACCATCTATTACACCAAATTTTGTGTGTCCTGAAAGAGTTGAAATATCAAATCATAGTATATTTCCTGAACTTGATGGGTTTTATGATAGAGTTTATAGTTATCCCCAAGGGAGTTATAATTATGGATACATAGATTTAGTTGGTCTTAATTATGTGTTTTCCGCT